CTAACCATAGTAATAATTGATCATCAAATTATTGGTCTATAATATTGGTCAATACAACTAACTTTGTATGCCTTCTAACGCCATTAAAACTTCCGACTTAATACCAGACAAGAAGAACGCCAGAAAACGTACCGCTCAGTCAGCTCACTTAATCCAAGAATCACTAAAGCGGTACGGCACCGCTAGATCTGTCGTGATAGATGAAAACAATATGCTAATAGCCGGTCACGGCACCGTTGAAGCTGCAAAGGCCCTGGGCATCGATAAAGTCAAAGTAATAGAAGCCGATGGCAATGAGCTAATCGCTGTCCGTCGTACAGGCTGGTCCGATGCCGAAAAGGTAGGTGCCAACCTTGCCGATAACCGCACTTCAGACCTCTCTGAATGGGACGCTGAAATGCTCCAAGACCTTGCCGCTGATCACGACATATCTCCCTGGTTCTCCACCGATGACATCAATGAATTCCTCGGTCAATCAGAAGATCTCGATGATCTAGCTGATGATCAGTCAGATATGCTCTCCGACAATTTTCAAATCCTCCTTACCTTCACTAACGAAGTAGAACAAGCTGCTGCTCTCGATACCCTCACTTCACAAGGTTTCCAATGCCGCGCCTTAAATTCCTAAGAGAATCCTCCATCGAACGGACCCCAAGAGTTATTCAACTCGAAGGCCTCTTTGAACTCACTCCCTCCCCCACCACCACACTCCAATGGGACGTTGATATCCCTATCGATACCTTCGACTGGAATGTTGGCGTAATTGTTGGTCCCTCAGGTTGCGGTAAATCCACTCTCGCTTCCGAACTCTTCCCTGATGCCCTCCAATCCTCTTATCAATGGAATCCCACTAAGTCCATTGTCGATAATTTCCCCCCTTCCATGTCCATTAAGGACATCACTCAACTTCTGTCCTCAGTTGGCTTTTGTTCCCCTCCCTCCTGGCTACGACCCTTTCATGTCCTATCCAATGGCGAACAATTCAGAGTTAACATCGCTCGTGGTTTAGCTGAACAACCAGATCTTCTCGCTATCGATGAATTCACCAGCGTTGTAGATCGTACCGTTGCTCAAATTGGCTCCGCTGCTATCGCTAAAGCAGTAAGACGTCGCAAACAAAAGTTCGTTGCTATCTCCTGCCATTACGACATCCTTGACTGGTTACAACCAGACTGGGTTTGGGATCCCTCTACCTCTCGGTTCGCCCGAGACTGTCTTCAACGACCCCAAATTCCTCTCCAAATTCGACCCGTATCACGCTCCCTCTGGGATACCTTCGGCAAATATCACTATCTAGCTCACACTATCCATAAAGCCTCCAAATGCTTCGCTGCCTTCTATAACAACCGCCCCGTAGCCTTCACCGCTGTTCTTCACCTCATGCACCCTAAAGGCACCATGTGGAAAGAACATCGCACCGTATGCCTTCCTGACTTTCAAGGCGTTGGTATAGGTAATGCAATGTCCAATTACATAGCCTCTGCCTTTCACGGTTACCTCAACCGCCAATACACTTCCGTTACGGCTAACCCCGCAATGGTCGCTTATCGCGCTCGATCGCCTCTCTGGAAAATGACCCGCAAACCTAAAATAAATATCGGAGCTAAATCTGTTACACGCAAACGTGGCTCGGCTGGCGCTAAAAAATTTCGGGAGTCCTTCTGTGATAACCGAATTACTGCCAGCTTTAAGTATGTTGGCCCTAGCAACATTGAAGCAACTCGCCTTTTAGGATTGATCTAATGCCTGCCAGTTTTGAAGAACAAGCCGAAAAAGCAGTCAGAATTAATCGCGTTGCTCGCCTCCTAGCCAGTGGCGGCAGACGATCTGATGCTATACAAATGTGTACAGAGAAATGGGGGGTGGCAGAAAGAACAGTCGATGAGTACCTTAAGCACGCAAGGGCAAAGCTAAAAGCTGATTTCGAAATTGATCGGCCTCAAATGCTTGCAGAGCTTTTGTCTCAGCTCTCTACAATCCAAATGGAAGCTAGACGTACCGGCAATTGGAGCGTAGCTCTCGGTGCGATTAATACAGCTGCCAAACTCGTGCAATTCACTCAATGACACTTGAACTCCGTTCTGTTGATGATGGCCATATGTATGAGGTGTGTTTAGAAGAAAATGGTATTAGAAAATGTACGTTCGTCTCATCGATGCATTTGGTTGAAAGCAAGGAACATCAGCTAAGGAATGCCATCAAAAGGGAAGCATTCCGCTCGATGGTCGAAAACGCTGCAAATGATTGCCATTCCGTATGAGTATTCTTGATTTATGCAACGCTGGCTCTGTTTTAGAAAAGCCAATACCTTCGTCAGGTATAAAAAGTCCTAAAGCAGAGAAGGCGTTACGTAAACAGATTTTGAAAGATTGCCTTCCTGCTCAGAAAGAGTTTTTGGAAGATGAGACTCATCGCATGCTCTCTTACATAGGGGGTTTTGGATCTGGTAAGTCCTGGGCTCTGGCTGCAAAATTAATATTCCTGGGCTTACGGAATCCTGGTACAACGATGATGGCTTGTGAGCCAACATTCGTCATGGTCAGGCAGGTTCTGATGCCAGCCCTTGATAATGCCTTTGATCAATGGGGCATCGAATATCAATTCAGGGCAAGTCCTACACCTGAATACACATTAATGTTGCCAACAGGTCAGGTAAACATACTTTGTATGTCTGCGGAGAATTACCAGCGAATCCGTGGTCAAAATATTTCTGCTGCTGTTTGGGATGAAGCTGACACATCACCAGTAGAAACAGCTCAAAAAGCCAGTGAGATGCTATTGGCCAGGATGAGATCTGGGAAGTTTAACCAGCTTGCTATAGCGTCTACACCTGAAGGTTATAAATTCTGCTTCAGGGCCTTCGTAGAAAACGGAGGACCAGACAAACGGTTAATCAGAGTCCAAACGCAAGACAACCCATATCTGCCCGAAGATTTTATTCCAAGTCTGGAACGGAATTACCCTAAACAGCTGATTGCAGCTTATCTTCGAGGAGAATTTACCAATCTCGCAAGTTGTGCGTTATATCCAGAATTTGATCGGAGTCAGCATTACACCGATGCTGTTCCCACAAATACTGACACTGTTCATATCGGAATTGATCTCAATGTAGGGTGTTGCTTAACTCAACATATGCTTCGGCGTGGTGATGAGTTCCATTTCTTTAATGAGGCTGTATTCAGAGATACGCAACAAATAGCTGTTGGTTTGAAAGAGATGTATCCCGAGCATTTCCGCAGAGGCCAGTTGATATTGATCCCTGATGCAGCATCAAGACAGCGGTCGACAGCCGCAGCCCAGGAATCCGACCTTGGAATCCTTAAACGGGAAGGGCATCAGGTCAAGGTTCAGACCAGCAACCCGTTAATTGCCGACAGGATCAACGCCGTCAACAGCTTGATTGAACAAGGCAGGCTTCGGGTCAGCAACAATTGCACAAACCTGATCAGAACCCTGGAACAGCATTCGTATGACGATTCAGGTCGTCCGTTAAAAGGGGGCACAGGGGTAGAGGATCTCAGTCACGCTGGTGATGCCATGGGTTATGCCATTTATAGATATGCAGCGATTAGGAGCTACAGGGTGGGGTCAGGCACAAGCCGTATGGCAACCATTTATTGACGCACGAGCCGGGAGGAGACCCGGCTTTTTATTGCCAATAACAAAGCCCCTGCACAAGGCAGAGGCTCCGGGCTGATTAGGCCAATGTGGCTGGCTTGGTTATGCCAGGGAATCCGAAGAACACACTGGGTTAGCAAGCCATTGATGCCGGTTGGTTGCTGCAGGGGTAGGGATCGCCTACGAGCCTTGACAACACGGAAAGCGGTCCAGGGGCTCTGAGCGGCGATCCGATGCAATAACCCTAGCAACAGGAATGGTATTAGTAAATCTGCGCCGCCCTGCTCTTCCCGCTGCCGGTCACCACAAAAAAGGCTGCTCCCAATCAGGGAAGCCAATCTCTTCGTCTGGATCGTCTCCGTTAAGCATCATTGACCCGACAACGTCAACAACGTGCATGTTCATGTTTAGCGTTTTGTTTGCTCTGCAGACGTAACCCAAGGGAAACCGTCGAGGAGACCAAATGCGGACAAAGATTCCTCTGACGTGATCCCACAAGTCTCCTTTCCAATGACCATTAAGCGTTGGCTCCATTGGGGCCCACACGATGCCAAAGGCGTCATCTGAAATGGGGTTGAGCGTTGTCATAAAAAGCGCGGTGTCTTCCCATCAATTCTGTTGCACCTCTTCGAGTAAGTATTTTTGCTTATGCCTTCTGAACTAAAAACAGTCGAATTAGAATGGGCAATTTTCCAGTCAATAAACCTGCGCCGCCCTGCTCTTGCCGCTGCCGATGGTCCATGGTCTGACCTGATTCATGGCGCTGAGAATTAGGTATCCAGCTCCATCAATCCAATGCTCTAGCCCTGGATCCTTGTCAACAACAAAATCGTCTGACCCTTCCTTGTAGGTCACTGACTTGAAACCCTTAATCGTGTTTTTCGCCTTCGGGTGAACAAACATCCGAATCTCCCCCACAGCGTTCTTAATCAACCAGTTCGTTGCGTTCAGCCTGTCCTTCACCGCCCACGGTGCATTTGGTGCAACCACCTTGATGCCGTATTTCTTGATGATGCCGTGATCAGTGGCACCTGCTGCTGATGTCTTGCGTGCCTTACCCGTTGGGTCTGGGTAGGCAATGATCTGACGGTCAGGGAACCGCTCACGCAACATCAGACAGACCTCATCTGTGTTCGAGTTCTTAACAGCAATCTCATCCCAGATATGCAGCGTATCGCCAACCTTCGAGCAGATCACACCAGCCATGATGCCGACGTTGAAATCCAAGCCAACAAGGATCGGGCCGCCCATGTCGTGAACGCTGGCGTCGATATTGTCATCACTGAACTCAGGGAACACACGACCGCTGAATGTCTCGAAGCTGGCTAGAAACTCCTGCTTGAATGTACGTTCGTCAAGCGTGCGTCTAGCTAGCTCGACTTC